CATAGTGGTAGTTTTTTTATTTATTTTTGATATAAAAAACTACCACTATAATAGGATGAAAAATGACTAACCAATATTTAGACGTAGGTGGTAATTGGAAAAAAACCAAGAACATCTACATTAACGTTGGTGGTGTTTGGAAGAAGACAAAGTCTGCTTATGTTAAAGTAGGCGGGGTATGGAAGAAGTATTTTAGTGGAGCTTTTGAGTTTAATTACGTAATCACCACTACAACTGCTGTTCCATTTAATCTCAAGACTGCGGCTATTGCCGCAGGTTGGGATCAAGCTATTCCTTTAAACGCTACCGTTACAGTAAACGCTGGTGTAACTCAAAGTTCTAATTCTGTTAGCTCTCCAGCTCTTGATACAGGAATTACTTTTCCTGCAGGTAGTGTGCTCAGATTAATTAATAATGGCTCAATTATCGGTGCCGTTGGTGCTACTGGTGTTGGTTATGGTGCTGGTGGAGCTGGTGGTAAAAAAGAAGTAACTGATTGGGATAGCGGCACACTATACGCTAACGCAATACCTGCGTCTGCAGGTAGTCCTGGTGGAGCTGGTGGTAGCGGTGGTCCTGCATTAAAAGCATCGTATGCGTTAAATGTTACCAACAATAGTGTTATTTCTGGCGGTACTGGTGGAAGTGGTGCACCAGGTGGCGGCGGAGGTGGTGGTAAGGGAGGTAATTGTTTTAATATGGGTGCCTATGGTAGTGGTAGTCAGTGGGCGTCTGGTTCTGTTTCTTTGGGTGGTGCCGGCGGAAATGGCCAAGGCCCTGGCGCAGCTACAGCTGGTGAAGACGTATACAGTTTTATTCAAGTATCCAACGGTTCTTCGCAAGGTCCTTCTTACGGATCTGGTGGCAAAGGTGCTGCAGGTGGCTCTTATGGTGCAGCAGGCGGTACAGGTTGGAATGGTACTGGTAATGTATTTATTGGCGAAGCTGGTAGACCAGGAGGCGCTGCAGGAGCCACAGGAGCCATTGGCGCTACTGGCAATTATGCTCAGGATAATGCTAACATAACTTGGCTTGCTACGGGTTCGCGCATCGGTACTGTATCTTAATAGGAAATAATTAAAATGCCAATTCATGGAACAGGCACACCTATTTCTCTATCGGAAGTAAATGTAGAATTAGGTAAAGCTAGCAACGCTACTATTTCTTTAAATGATACTGATGTTAGATCCTTATTAGGTTTATCATCGGGATTGATAGATTTAAATAGTGGTTACGGTAAAGGTGCTAGATCTATAATTAATCTATCGGTAGCGAATGTAAATAATTACAATATATTTGCAAATAGAGGCGGTGCATACATAGCTGGTAAATCTGATATAATCGTTACTGTTACTGGTACAATTGGATCTACAGCGGTAGCTACGCCAGCTCTCGATACTGGGTCAGGTTGGACAGCTGGAGATACCATTAAAGTAATTAATAATGGCACGATAATAGGCTGTACCGGTGTCGCTGGCGCTTATGGTGTTGGCGGTGCTACCAGATACGGTCCGCACACAGGAGGTGGTAAAATTACCGGATTATCAGGTAATCCTGGAGGTCCTGGTGGTGCTGGAGGTCCTGGTGGTGCTGCTATAAACGCCCAGTTTTTAATATCAATAGAAAACAATTCATCTGTTATTGGTGGTGTTGGTGGTCATGGAGGATTAGGCGGCGGTGGTGGTGGTGGTACAGGAGGTAGTGGGTATTATAAGGGTAATGTGTCTACAGGATCACCACCTGCCGCATGGGTAGGTGGCGCTGGCGGTAAAGGCCAAGGCCCAACGGCAGCAACAGCTGGGGTAGGTGGCACCCCCGTTGCTAGTCATGGTTATGGTGGTAGTGGTGGAGCATATGGGGCAGCAGGCGCTGCTGGGGAAGGATCATATTCCTACTACGGCGCCGGTGGTCCTGGTGGGGCAGCAGGAACTACTGGCGCTGCAGGTGCTAGAGGCAATTATATCCAAGGCAACGCTAGTGTAACATGGTTAACTGTTGGAACCCGCACTGGTACTGTAGCTTAATTTTATTTTTTCATAAACAGGACGTAATTAAAAATGCAAATCAAATTTAAGATTGTTGAAGTATTCCCAGGTGAGCAACTTTTGGTAGCTCGTTTTTATAGTGATGTAACTACTGAAGAAGAATTGGCTGTTCAAAAAGACAGCGAAGGCAATATCCTCCGTTGTCGTACAGACATGTCGATATCGTTACCTAATCCAGCCCCCACTGGCGCTGAATTAAATAAATTTATCATGATGCATTGTCCTGTTCAGTTCTTTGAAATGAAAGCGGCGATTGTTGCTGGTAATGCAGATACTTCTTTAGCGCACATTGTTGCTTTGAAAGATGTGGAGTATGTTGCACCTGCTGCCGCTGCTCCTGTTGTTCTTAGTGCTGAAGAGCAAAAAGAAATTGAATATAAAGCAGCTGTTTCTAAATTGTTAAATGATGCTGCAATTGACCGTGGGTACGACGGAATTGTTTCCGCATGCTCGTATGCTGCTCTTCCTGGTATTTTCCAAGCAGAAAGTATTTCTTTCTTTAATTGGCGTACAGCTGTTTGGGAATACTGTAACAGTTTACTAGTCGAATATAAGGCAGGTAATGTTGGTGCGCCTACATTACCTACTTTGTTAGCAGATCTTCCTGCCCGCATTCTTCCGGTATAATTAGTAGTTAATAGGAGTATTTGTTAATGGGACAATCATACGGTGCTGCTACCTATGGTCTGGCTAAAGCATTAATTGCCGAAGGTGGTAATTTAGCTACAATCAGTGATGTAAATAAGGTAGCACAAGATCTTTTAAATGAAGCTATTATCAGAGCAGCAGCCGATGCTAATTTTGGTGAAACTGCTGAAACAATTAAATCAAAGTTAGGTATTAGTGTTTTATCTGGTAGCAACACCGGTGATGAGACATTAGCTACTATTAAGGCTAAATTAGGTATTACTACCTTATCTGGCAGTAATACAGGTGACCAAGTAATCCCAACATCGCTACCTGCATCTGATGTTTATACGTGGGCAAAACAACCTAGTAAACCTACATATAGCGCCGCTGAAGTAGGTGCTCAAGCCGCTGGAACTGGATTAAGTTCAGATATTGGATATAGCAATGTAGGTAGCTTATGTCTAGCAACATATGGCGGTAACGGAGCAGTATCTGGTTCAACTATAGCTGGTTCTAATTTATTTCCATGTGGTGATTGTTCAAATACTACTGGTAGTGACGGATCGTACGGATTTATGAAATCACCTACCCCGTTAAGTGGAACATGGCGGTGTCTAGGATACGGTATACATCCAGCATATGGCGGTTCAGAAACAATGACTTTATGGCAAAGGATAGCATAATGGATTACACAACAGCACATAGTCCAAAATGGGCTAATGCAGAAAAAACTATAATTGATCTATTTGTTAACTTTGTTAATATAGGTGAAGTACCTTTTGGTGCTTCATCTTATGATTCTGAGCAGCACAGTATTGAAATTTTCAACAGAGCAGCTGCTGGTGAATTTGGCATTGTTGCTGATTTTATTGAACCAGAATTATCAATTAATGATATTGAAAAATCTTACAAAGCAGTTATTGATAAAGTATTAGACGATGCTGCTAAAGCATGTAATTACGACAACATCATGACTGCGTGTTCGTATACCGCCAGACCTGGTATTTTCCAAGCAGAAAGTATTTCTTTTTTTGATTGGCGGACAGCTGTTTGGGCTTTCTATAATGTGGAAATTGGTAAGATTTTATCAAAAGTATCCACAATGACTATTTCTGAATTTGTTGCTGCTCTGCCGGAAAGAATATTTCCTTAGAAGAAATAGGTTATTAAACAATAGTTATTAGGAGTATAGTTGATGGGACAGTCATATGGCGCTGCTACTTACGGACTAGCCAAAGCATTAGTTCTTGAAGGTGGTGATTTAGCAACAGCTAGTGATTTAGCGGCAGAGATAGCGGCCAGAACATTGGCTGATAGTTTATTAGGTGAAACTGCTGCTACTATTAAATCAAAGTTAGGCATCAGTGTTTTATCAGGTAGTAATACCGGCGATGAAAATAATGCTACGATTATTTCTAAAATAGGTTATACTCCAGCAAATTTAGCTAATGCCGGCAGCGACCATAATCATAGTAGTTTGGTTAATGGTTCAGGAACAGCTACACTGAGTGCTGCTGGAACTTTAACTATTTCTGGAGACATTGTTGCTTTTTCAGATAAGCGGTTGAAGACAGATTTTAAAATTATTAATGATGCTTTAGATAAAGTAAAACTTTTAACTGGTT